ATATTCATTGTTGTGAAGATAAAAATGTGCTTAAAAGTGGTGGTTTTGTTCTCCAACACACTTTACTTGTTCATTATCAGCATTTTACAATGAAAGTTTACTTGCTTCCACTATTGGATATAAAAAATATTGGATACATATACAGCACTGATTAAAAAAAGATAATTAGTACAGTATTAAGCTAAACATTAGTGAAGGTTTTTAATTGAGGATTGAATATAACAATAGAAGGAGATTGCTCTCCTCCTATATGCTATCCCAAATCTTCAAGGAGTTACGCCTTACGCATTAGGTTACGCATCTATTTAGTTGCTCAATGTTATCCAAAGATAGCATCAAGGTCTGCATTAGTGGCAGTATCTGCACCAGTGCTAATCTCAAAGAAATGCTGATTTTTCTCTCCAGCTTTAGTTGATGGAACAACACTATGATATAGTGTTACTTCAGTATCAACAGCAGGAATAGTTTTAGTCTTTGCATCCTTTGTCAATGTAGTTCTTGTGGCAAGAACTAATAAACCTTTAGCAGGGCCAGAAGTAATAAGCACATTTTGTAACACATATTGTGCTCCATTAACTTTGGCTAATACTTTAGAACCTTCAGATTTAACAATACCAGTCATTGATACTTTAGCTGTAGTTGTAGCTGTAGTTGACATAATAATAGTGAGCACGTTATGAAGCCTTGCAATTAGCTATAAAGATTAATACTAACAACAAGTGAAGGTTTTTAACTGATACTATATATATAGATAAGAACAACAGGCCCTCAAAGTCTAAGCTCTGAACTGTAGTCTATCCTCTACACTCAAGTGAGATGACTACAGTTCCAAGAACACAGAGAGAAGAAGTCAAACAAGACAATAACTTCTTCTATATATATTACCCGCCAGGAAATAGTGAATCTATTTTAGGCTGGAGGGGCCTTGTATTGCTAAAAACTAGTGGGGGTCTTTGAGTAGGGAGGATCACACTTTCATAAATTACCAAATTTAAACTAACTTTAAAATTTTAAAAATTTTTATAACCAAAATACCCTAGTATTAAATATTATTATTAACTTTGCTAAATATTAATCTGAACACTATATGAAAGATTTAAAAGAATTGTATCCTTTATACCCTACTGTTAGAAAGACAGCTATAAAAGGTAAGTTTGAATTTAGTACTTTAGTTAGGAAGAGATATGATGGTAAATACTATTTGATTCCTATGAGATACTCTGACCTTGTAGAAGCCAAGGCTATTCATGGGATTCACTCTCAAGTTCATAAATATCTTATGACAGGAGTATTGACTAAAGAGGATGCACTTGATACTGATCAAACTAATGAAGCACAAAGATTAATTAATTTAAAATAAAAAGTTATGTCTGAATATAATATAAGACCCTCTTTTAGACCTGAAATAGATGGACCTAACACTCCCACTTATACTATGATGTCAGGAGTTGGACTAAGAAATTTATATGTTACTAGAAAGTATGCTGCTCAGATAGTAGATTGGTTAGATGATAATGTTGACCCCAATTGTGTAGGAGAAGGAGTTCTTGATGGACTAATTGTACAGTGGACAAGTGAAGCTGAGACTCTTTACCCTGGACAAGGAGATTATAGAGTAAGAATTTTAGATGATGCTGGGAATCGTATAGTTATTGGTAGTGAAGTTACTTTTATTGTAGAAAGTGAGCAAGTAGCTATTGACCCTTGTGAATCTGGTACACCTAGTTGTCCTGATAGAATAGTTGTGTTTCAAATATGTAACTCTAATTCTGCTATAGATGATAATTTTGATATTTATTTAAACAATACTTACATTGGTGCAGTAGACTTAAGTACAAATGCTCAAGTAGGTTCTGTATTTATAGCCAGTCTTGATGTTAATTTAAATATTGTTTCTGATGATTTTGACTGTCTTATAACAAATATGGTAGTTTATAGGTTTGAACCTACTCTTCTTCAGACAAGTAATATTCTTGAAATGAGAAACACTCAGAATAATGGAAATAATAATGCTGGAAGTGTTGGAATTAGAAATTACTTACTTACAGGAACAGATTTAAGTGCCCCTTGTGTTATAGCAGACTTAGAATATGGTCCTGCTCCATCAGGTGTAGATTTTACTTTGAATTTTGAATACACACAATGTTGTCCATAAAAAATAGACTATGAAAATAATACAAAAAGGAATTGTTGGGTTAAAAGATGCTCAATATTATATTTATCACTTAAGCATTATTAATCCCTTTTTACCAATAGAATTGACACCAAAGGAAAGAGAGGTTCTTGGTACATTTATGTCATTTAAAGGAGAACTTGCTGAAAAAGATAGGTTTGGAACTACATTTAGAAAAGAAGTAAAAAGCATCCTTTCTATGTCAGATGGTGGATTATCTAATCATATCTCTTCTCTTAAGAGTAAAGGTGCAATCAGAGAAGATTTAGGAGGAATTATCCAGGTTGCTGGTATACTCCTTCCTGAAGAAAAACAACAATTTTATCAATTTAAAATAGTACAAGAGTAATGAGGTTATTAAATGCCGATTTAATTGAAGAGTACTATCAGTCTATAAGAGGTAAGTACCCTGATCTTACAAAGGAACAATGTATTGAAGTTTGTTCTGCTCCTTTTATTGAAGTAAGGAAAGGAATTGAATCTGGTACATTTGTTAATATAAGGTTACAATTTTTTGGTACATTTGTATCTTATCCAAAGAAGTTAAATTATCATTTACAGGTCTATGCTAAAATGTTTAAGGAACAAAGAATAGCTCCTTTAAATTATTTTAAAAAGAAAGAACAACTAGAGTCAGCTATTAAACGAAAAGAAATAGAAAATGAAAGCAAAAGTTAATTATAAAAACATCAAAGCTTATATTCAAGGACATTTAAGAGAAAAACTTTTCTTTAGTAAAAGGTTTAATTGGTTACTTCCTTTATATATATTCGAGCAGATTAATTATAGGTTGTTTGTTATGAATAAAGAATGTTATAGTAATGGAGAATGTGTGCACTGTGGCTGCACAACCCCTGCACTTCAAATGGCAAACAAAACTTGTGATGCAAAATGTTATCCTGTAATGGTAGATGAAACTGATTGGTTAATTTACAAAAGAGAATACAATATTGATTTTAAATATTATAATCTAAAAAGATCAAGAGATTTTGAGTTAAGAATAACACATCATAAAAAATTTTAATATGAGTTACTGGGAAAAATCAGAAATTAACTTAGGAGTAATAAAAGCAGGTTCTCCTAAGAGAATAGTCTTTAAAGCATTAGAAACTATTCCTGCAATAAAGACAATAGTTCCTTATTGTGGTTGTACTGCAACTCAGTTTGATAAACAAACAAAAGAATTAGTAATTACTTATAGTAATGCTCTTATTCCTGAACAAGTACAAGGAAATCAGGCTACTCAAAAAAGAATTAACATCACTTATGAAGATGATACAGCAGAAATATTAACTATTAAAGCAACAAGAACTAGATAATGGCAAATAAACTTAAAATAGAGGATTACTTGAGATTAGCCAAAGCTAATCCAACAGTAGAAAAAGAATTTGAATACTTTAAGGAGTATGTATTTAACAGAACTTTAGTTTGGGAAGGAGTTAAGAACCCTAAAGCAGGAGGTAACCTTCACAATGTTGCGGGAGACTCTGGAGGTTGGACTTTATGGGGCATTGCCTATAATTACAACAAAGAAATATTTAAAAACTTTGATGATTTTAAAGATACTACTTATGAAGAAGCTGCTGCAATTGCTTACACTAAATACTATAGAGCTATTAATGCTTTTATACTTCCTCTTGAATCTAGGCTTATGTATTTTGATACTGCTTATAATATGGGCAATGTTAGAGCTATCAAGTTAATGCAAGGTTGTGCAAAAGTCCCTGCAGATGGAATTATTGGACCTGCAACTAGGGAGAAAATGCAGTTTGTAACTGAAGAGTGTCTATATAATGCCAGAAATACTACTTATAATAGTCTTGTAAGAGTAAACATTAAACTTAAAAAGTTTTTAAAAGGCTGGTTAAACAGATCAATGGCAATCTTTAAAATATAAACTATGCTACCAATTGAATTAGAAATTTATTTCAATACAGATGAAACTGATAACCTAGAAAAAATGGGTTTAACTTCTCATGTAACTAATTGTGAAACAAGACTAATGACTTTCTTTAAGATAGATGCCATAGGTATTGCTAAAGAACCTGATGGTTTTGAGTATGGTATAATCTATTCAGCAGCTGATAACTTTGCTAGTGTGCTTACTTATCAAGAGTTAAAACAATTACTTAATCCTCAACAACAAAGTATATGAAAAATTTTAAATTAACTAGACAAAACACTTTTGAAGAGATTGAAAAAATGTTTTCAGATACAGATGTAAACATTACTTTTGAGACAAATGATTTTGGTTTAATTTTATTTCACCATATTATAGAAACTTGGGTAGAAAATCTAGGAGACTGGGTTACTAAAGAAAAAGAATTAAAAGAACCTGCAGAAAAAGTAGAACAACAATATGCTAAGTATACTTTAATTGGAGGAAAAACTTTAACATTAATCGTAAATCCAAATATAGAAGATACAAGTGAAAAAGATTATGCAGAGTATTTTTATTTAAAACAATAAATTATGAGTTTACTATTTACAGTAGAGAGCAAAGTAGTTTCTCCCACAACACAATCTTTACTCATTCCTCCATTCAAAGAGATATGGGAAAGAGATGAATCTGCAGATAAAAGATATGCTATAGAAGATTTCTCTTATATTGAATTCATGGCATCTATTCAAAAATCTAATCCTTACTCAGGATACTCTGAAGACCAAAGACCTGATAAGATTATAAAAGATATAATCACAAGGGCAGAGTGGGACCAAAATGATCCTTTACTTCTTAGAGGTATTGCTAAGCTTAAAGAATTTCAAGCTGAAGCTTCTGTAACTTATAATTACTATATGGCTGCTAAATCAGCTGCTGAAAAGATGCAACAGTTCTTTATTGGGTTCAGTATGAATGATGTAAATCTTAGAACAGGAGCACCAATCTTTAAACCTAAAGATATAACCTCAGCTTTAAATGATACTTCTAGAGTACTAGAAAACTTAAATACTCTTAGAGAAAAAGTTGATAATGAGGTATTTGAAGAGGTTAAAAAGAAAGGACAAAAAATAGTAAGTCCATTTGCTGACCCAAGTAGTTTAAAATAAATGAGTAAATTAGGAGCAATCAGAAACCCAGATGGGATTTGGATAAACACAGAAGTGTTTAGAGAAGAAGCTAGAAAGTTTCAGAGGTATAATACCTACTGTCTAGATCCTTGGGGTTCTCCTGATTGGTATACTTATTGGCAAGAACAAAGAAACAGAATTATTAATGGTTACTCTGTAGGGGGTGTAAAAATTACTGGAGACCACTATTTCTATCTCAACTTCTGTCCTATCCTTAAAGTAGAGGATATGAATGCAAAGAAGTCAGCCAAAGTTACAGACTTTCCTGATTTCTGGGATGGAGATTATAATTATTTTTGGGCAAGAGAAATTGCTTTCAATGGTATAGTTGATGGGTTAGGTATATCTGTTAGTGAATCTACAAATCTTTCTGAATTATTTACAGGATTAAAACTTGAAGTAAAGATTGAAGAAACTTACTTAAATGGGGGGTATAATCTTATTGTAGGTAAATCTAGAAGAAAGGGATACTCTTATAAGAATGCAGCTATTGCTGTTAAAAATTATTTATGTTATCCTAGAGCTCTTACTATATTTGCTGCTTATGAAAAGAAATTCCTTTATCCTAAAGGTATCTATACAATGGCTTCTAATTACCTCAACTTTATTAATGCCAATACAGCTTGGGTATATCCTAAGGATGTTGTAGATAAAATGGACCACGTTAAAGCTTCTACTATTGAATACAGAAATGGTGTAAAGGTTGAGACTGGGTTTATGTCTGAGATAATGGCACTTACTTTTAAGGATAATGCAGATGCTGCCAGGGGTAAAGATGCTAGAGATGTAATCTTTGAAGAGTCAGGAGCCTTTGGTACACCTGGACTACTTAAAAGTTCTTATGCTGCTACTCAGGATTGTGTTATGGCAGGAGATATTAAAACAGGTATGATTACTGTATTTGGTACATCAGGAGATATGGAAGGTGGTACTGCAGATTATTCTGAAATGCACTCTAGTCCTTTAAGATTTGGTATGTTACCTTTTCAAAATATTTGGGATGAAGATTCTGAGGATATGAAGTGTGGATTCTTCCACCCTATTACCTGGAATATGGAGGGTTACTATGATGAACAAGGTAACTCTGATAGAGAAGGGGCTAAACAAGTAGAACTTGCTAATAGAAAAATCTTATTAGATAATGGTGCTACATCTGCTGATATTCAGAAGAGAATGCAGGAGAAACCTTTGGGCCCATTTGAAGCCTTTGGTATGGTTAGTATTAATAACTTTCCTGTACTTGAATTAAAGAGACAACTTGAAATAGTTAAAGCAAAGAATCTTCATATGATTATGGGAACTCCTGTTAAACTATTCTATGATTATGAATCTAAAAAAGTTAAAGCAGAACCTATACTTGATGGCTCAGCTAATGTAATTTATAGAATGAAACCTGATAATACTTCTCTAGAAGGGTGTCCTGTTATCTATGAATATCCTGCTGAAGTACCTCAAAGAAATGCTTACAAAATAGGTTATGACCCTTACAGACAGGCACAAGGTACTTCTCTTGCTGCTGTTTATGTCTATAAGAGTGTAATTATAGGAGATAGAACTAAAAGAATAATTGTTGCAGAATATGTAGGTAGACCTGGAGAAGCAGATGATGTAAACTACATTTGTAGATTATTTGCTGAGTTATACAACACTACTATTATGCATGAGAATGAAGTAACCCATGTTAAAGATTACTTCAGAAGAAGAAAACAATTACATTATTTAGCTTATCAACCTGATGAAGTTATTAAGAAGAATGTTAAGAATTCTAAAGTAAATAGATTATATGGTTGTCACATGATTGACCAACTTAAAGATGCAGGTGAAAAGTATATTAAATCTTGGCTATTAGAAACTCTTGATTTTGATGATGATGGTATGCCTATTAGAGCTTTAGATCAAATTTATTCTATTGGACTATTAGAAGAGTTAATTAGTTATAACAGAAAAGGAAACTTTGATAGGGTCATGGCACTTATGCAAGTTATGTTTCAAGATCAAGAAGACTTACATGGAAAAGAATACCAACCAAAATCAAAAGGAAATGCTAAAGCAAAACAACTTTTAGATATGATGGGAACTATGTACTCAAAAAATAATGGTAGAAATGCTCTACAGTCATTAAAATAATTATTACTTTTGTGGATACTTATCTTTTAAACAAATGAATCAACCAGTCACGCAACCCAAGTCATATTCTACTGAAAGACTTAGTAGAAAAGAGAAAGAAGATAACAATTTTCTTTGGTATAGAGAGAAGATTGATATGTATGATACTAAAGCAAGCTTCTTATCTATTGGGTATGGAGGAGTCAATGAGTATAAAAGAATGAGAGTAAATTATGATTTATTTAATAACATCATAGACCTTTCTGATTTTGCTTATGTAGCTAGTCCTTATGGTGCTGATCAAGGAGAATTGCCAGCTCAAATGGCAAACAGAGATATTTGCTCTTACAGAGTAAAAGCTTTAATTGGTATGGAAATGAAAAGGCCTTTTGGGTATAGAGTCATTGCCACTAATAAAGAAGCTTCAAATAGAAAAGTAGAAGAAGAAACTAAAAGAATTACTGACTTTGTTGTTAATTCTATAATGGCTCCCATTAAACAACAAAAAGAAGAAGAGTATCAGGCTCAAATGAAAGGTAGAGAACTTACTGAACAAGAGTCTCAACAAATGCAAGAACAAATGCAGGCTGAAATTCAAGCTGCAACTCCTGATAAAGTCAGAGCATATATGAAAAGGGACCACAGAGACCCTGCTGAAGTTCAAGGACAACAGATTATTAATTATTTAATTAAGAAACTTGATGTTAAAAAGAAGTTTAATAATGGTTGGAAACATGGTTTAATCTCAGCTTATGAAGTATATTGGTTAGGAATAATCAATGGAGAACCAGCAATGAAAGTTGTAAACCCTGTTAGATTTTCTTGTGATAAAGCTTCAGATCTTGATTATATAGAACAAGGAGAATGGGCTGCAGCAGAATACAGAATGCACCCTTCACAAGTTGTTCAAACTTTTGAACTTACTAATAAAGAAATAGATAGCCTTTGGAGAAGCTATACTCATCATAATACTCAAACAGTACATGATAATCTATTTAATTTTGATGAATATGTAAACCATGAAGATAGTGATACAATAAGAGTATTACATTGTGTATTTAAAGGCCTTAGAAAAATAGGTTGGTTAGATTACATAGATCAAGATGGAGTTCTTCAAACTAAGTTTATGGTTGATGAAACCTACAAACTTGATAAAGAAAATGGTGATGTAAAAATTAAATATGAATGGATTCCTGAAGTATATGAAGGATATAAAATTGGTGCTGACATTTACAAAGAGATGAGACCAATTCCAGGACAATTTAAAGATATGGATAATATCTATAAATGTAATTTACCTTACTATGGTGCAATCTATGATAGTGTAAATTCTCAACCTACTTCTGTAATGGATAGAATGAAAGTCTATCAGTATTATTATAATATTGTAATGTACAGATTAGAGTTACTCTTGGCTTCAGATAAAGGTAAGAAAATCTTAATGAACATCAATGCTATTCCTACTGACTCTGGAATAGATCTTAAAAAATGGCAATACTTCTTTGAAAGTACTCCTTTTATGTGGTATAATCCTGATGAAGAAGGAATGAATCAAAGTGATGTAAATACTATTGCTAAAACTTTAGACTTGTCTTTAGCTTCTGATATTCAGAAGTATATTCAACTTGCAGATTATTTAGAACAAAAATGTGGTAAGTCTGTAGGTATAACAGACCCTGTTCTTGGACAGACTTCTGTATCTGAAAGAGTTACAAATAATCAGCAAAATCTTGTGCAGACTTCTCACATGTTGGAGCCTTATTTTGATTTACATAATTGTATTAAAAAGAATGTACTTCAAGGACTTCTTGATATTGCTAAAGTAGCTTATGCTAACTCTGATAAAAAGAATATCACTTATATCTTAGATGATATGTCTATAGAGATGTTACAGATGGATATAAACTTACTTGATGAAAGTACTTTAGGATTGTTTATGGAAGACTCTTCTATGTCAGAAGAAATTAAACAGACTATTCAACAACTTGCTCATGCTGCAATGCAGAATCAAAAAATTGAATTATCAGATGTTCTTAAGGTTATTAAACAAGATTCTATACAAGAAGCTGAAGAAGCTTTACTTGTATCTGAAGAACTTAGAGCAGAGAGAGAACAGGCTAATGCACAAGCTCAAGAAAAAGCTAAAGCAGACATGCAACAAAAACAATTAGAACATGAAAAAGAAATGTGGAGTCATGAAGCTGATATGATTATTCTTAAAGAAGAAGAAAGAAGAAAAACTGAGATTCAGAAACAAACTATCCTTTCTATGGGATTTGATGTTAATAAAGACCAAGACAATGATGGCACTCCTGATGTACTTGAAGTTGCTAAATATGGAGTTGATGCTGAAATTAAGAGAGCACAAGTTGCTAATGAAGCTAGAGCTTTAGATCATAAAATACAGGATGATAAAGAGAAAAATAAACTGAAAGCTAAAGAAATTGCTCAAAAGGGAGCAGGAAAATAAAATAAGGCTATTATACTTTAAATAGTAAACCTTCATTTTGAATATGTAATTAATTAAATAATTAAACTTAAATTTGTCACAATTATGAGTGGAACAGAGAAAACCATTGACCAATTTGCAGGCTGGGAGGATACTTCACAACAGCATGATTTTTTTGGAGAAACTAATCTAGAAGTTGATGTTGTAGATGTAGCATTAAAAGATGATGTTCAAACAGAAGAAGCAATTGCAAAAGAGAAAGAGGAAAAAGAAGAACAAGAGTTAATTGATGATCAATTTAGTTCTTTTGAAAAATCATCTAAAGTAGATACTGAAGATGATGAGCCAGATGATAAGACTCCTTCAAGTAAAAAAGAACCTGCGACTAATGTAAATAATAAACAGACTCTTGAGTTTTTAAAAGAAAAAGGTCTTGTTGATTATGAGCTAGAGGAAGGTAAAGAACTTTCTGAAGAAGAAGCAGAACATCTAATTGAAGACTCTTGGGAGAAAGCTTTAGAAGTTGAAGTAGAAGCTACAATAAAAGATTTACCTCAAGATATAAAAGACTTAATTAAGTTTGCATCTAAAGGAGGGAATGTTGGAGAGCTTTTAGGAAAGATGATTCAGCATGCTACTTCAGGTATTACTAAAGATAGTGATATTGAGAATGAAGATGTCCAAGTTCTTGCAGTAACTATGGATTTAAAAAGCCAAGGTTATGACCAAGAATATATAGATTCTCAAATTGAGTTTCTAAAAGAAAAAGACAAACTTGAAGGTATAGCTAAAAAATCTTATGATAAGATTATTGCAAATCAAGAAAGTGAAACTGCAGGACAAGTTCAAAGACAAAAAGAGGTTGCAGATAATAGAAAGAGACAAGCTAGAGAATATAAGACTAACATTACTAGTCATATTAATAGTTTGAATGAAACTGGAGGATTACCTTTATCTAAACAAGATAAAACAAGTCTTCCAACTTATATCTCAGAACCTAATGTAGAATTACAAGATGGTAGATTTGTAAGTGAAATGCAAGCAGATTTATTCAAAGTGATGGCTGACAAAGATAAGATAGTCCTTTTAGCCAAACTTTTAAAAACAGATTTTGACTTTAGTGCTATTGAGAGAAAGAAACAAACTCAAGCTGCAAGAGGAGTCAGAGAAGCTGTTGAAAGAGTTGACAGAAAGGAATTATCAAATTCAGAAAATGGAGGTCACAAATCCAATAAAAAGGCCCTCTGGGATATGCTAGAGGATTAACTAAAACTTAATTATTAACTTAAAATTAAATCAAAATGGCTACATTAGGAAGCAAGCTTCTCGTAAAAGAGATGGAGTGGAATGCCAACATGACTGAGCAATCTCACTTAGGTGCTGCTCTGATTGCTAAACCACACCGTATTCTTGGAGAAATGGACAAATTGTTCTCAGCTCAGAATTATTATTCTGATAATCCAATGTCTTCTTTGTTGATGGGTAACTCTAAAACAGAAGAAACTATTGGTAACACAGAATGGGAATGGGAGTTGAAAGGTGCAAACACTAGACCTCTAGTTGTTGTAGAAAATGTTGAAGCAGTGGGTAACACTACTCCAGGAAAATTCAAAAAAACATTCAAAATCAAACTTGATGAGAACTGGTATTTACCAGGAGACGCTATCACGCCAGGTACTTCTAACAAGAAATACCAAGTACGTATACAGAATCCAGGAGTAAAACATGGAGATGGTACTGTCTACACTGTAAGAATGAACTCAGATGATCCACAAGCATTTATGCCTGTTAAGTATTTGAAGCCAGGACAACAATGGGGTAAACTTTTCTCTCAATATGAGGAAGCTGCTGAGCAATCAGGTTCAACTGTATTCAGTTTGCCAATTGCTTTCAGAAACAGAATGTCTAAGTACAGAAAAGAATACAGAATTACTGACTATGCTTCTACTGAAGTATTGGCTGTAGCTATCCCTGATTCTAAAGGTGCTTATCATAATTCATGGATGCGTTATGCTGAAGTTGAATATTGGCAACAATGGTACAGAGAAGTAGAACGTGGATATTGGTATTCAAGATCTGCAGATACTGTATTAGGAGCTAATGGAAGACCAGTAAGAATGGGTCCTGGAATCCAAGAACAATTGGAAGATTCTCATCAACACAGATATTCTCATTTAACTGCTAAGTTAATTGAAGAGTACTTGCAAGATATTTTCTACTCTAGAGTTAAGCCTGGAGCAGGAAGACAAGTAAAAGGTTTCACAGGAGAGTATGGAATGTTACAATTCCACAGAGCTATCCAAGATTGGCAAAACAAATCAGGTTTCATTAAAAATATTGAAGTGTACACTAACAAAGTGACAAACTCAGTACATACTAATTCTCTTGAAGCAGGTTACCAATTTGTGAAATATAACATGGCAAATGGTGCATCTCTTGAGTTAATCCACAATCCTCTTTATGATGATAGAGAGATTAACTTTGAAATTGATGAAGTTACAGGTTTCCCAATTGAGTCTCAAAGAATTACATTCTTAGATTTCTCAGGAGAATCTAAAAACTCTAACATCAAAATCATGAACAAGAAAGATGGTTTTGCCTTTACTTATGTTGAAGGTATGTATGGTCCTTATGGTCCTAAAAATGGTGGTTCTTCTGCACACTCTGGTTCTTACTATGAAATGCATGTTGAAAAATCATGTGGTATCCATATCCATGACATTACTAAATGTGGTGAATTAATCTTATCTCGTAACTAAGATTTCTTATATAACTATTAAAAGCTCCTGTAACAAGGAGCTTTTGGTGGTAAAGGGAAAAAAGTTTTCCTTAAGTTCATTATAAATATTGTAAATTATGAGTTCAGTAAAAGTTGAAATCAGACCTATTGAGTCAAAAAGATGGCACAACAAAACAGGTCAAGAATCTTTCACAAGACCTAAAAAAATTCAAGCTTTAGTAGATGCTACCACAATGAGGTATGCTACAGGCTTATCAGATGCTGACATTAAAGAGTTAGCTAAAAAAGGAGTAAACTATGATTTGTCTCCACATTATAATTCAGAAGCCCCTCACCCATTTTGGGATTCAGGTATGGCAATTATAAAATTAGAAAACAATACAATGTTTTTTGATAATGCAAATCCTTTAGATTTTATTAAAATCAGAGTGATGAAAGCTAGTAAGTATGTTGCTAATTCAATGGCAGAATATGATCTAGGTATGTGGCCAGAGGCTACTCATGTTATCTTTGATGAAGCAGAACAAGCCTCAGTATTGGCAAGTAAAGTAGAGGAAAAGAATACAGCTATCATTGAAGCTTCTAAACTATCTTTAGACAGAAAAGTACAATTGATACTTGTATTAGGAGGTAAGAATATGAAAAATCAATCTGCAGACTTTGTAGCTGTAGAACTTGATAAGATTATTACCAAAGATGCAAGTGAGTTCTTGAGATATTTGAATATGGATAAAAAACAAACAGCATCACATGCTCTTGTTTTAGAAGCTCTTCAAAAATCAGTATTAAGAAGAGAAGGTCAAAGAATATTCCATATGGATTCTCCATTAGGAATTGATGAAATAGAAGTTGCTGAATATCTTTCAAAAGAAGAAAATCAGGATATTAAAATGCTGATATTGTCTAAGATTAATAACTAAGAGTTATGACAACTAAGGAAATGCACTATGACTTCAAACAGAAGTTTAATAAAATAGACAGTCAAAAAAATAAGGGACTATTAGTCCCTGAAATTGACTGGCTTCTTAATGAAGCTATTGAACTGTTTATTAAAAGAGTTGCACAACCTAAAGTTAATAATGGTCTTGGTTTTGAAACAACACAAAGAATAGTTGAAGATATTAAAACTCTTGTTGTTGGAGGAACTTGGATTACAGTAACAAATAATATTATTGCTTTGCCTACTAATTATTTATATTTTGTAAGAGGTAGATTAAAGTTGTCAAAAGGAGTCTGTAAAAATAAAGAAGCAGTTCTTTATTTAAGAGAACACAATGATTTGTTTGAAGAAAGTCAATTCTATAATAGTTCTTTTGAATGGAGAGAAATTAATGGAGTTTATGAAACAGAAGGTATCCAATGTTATACAGATAGTACCTTTACAATAAATGAAGCAAAGTTGTCTTATATACGCAAACCAGCTTATGTTCATAATGCCCAAGATTTTGGAATATTAGGATATGCTCATCCCTCAGGTGTTACCTTAACAGGTACTGTGAATTGTGATCTCCCAGAGCACACCCATAGGGAAGTTGTTGATATAGCAGTAATGCTTGCTGCAAGTGAAGTGCAAACTTCAGACTTACAAACTAAAATTAGTAAGTTAGGTTTTAATCAGATTGTTTAATTAAAAAAAAATAGAAATTATGAGTAATCGTAACAATGACGTTTTTCAAGTATTACCTACAAAAGGTAATTATGCTCTAGCTACAACAGGTTCTACTGTAGATGCTTTATTGCCAGGGCAATTAGGAGTTTTTGATGCTTTAACAGGCTTAGCTTATGCTACAGCAGTTCCAGCTGGAACTAAAGCTATCACTTTAGCAGTTGGTATAGGTAATGGTACATTAACAGACATCAGAACTTCTGCAGGTCAGTTCATTCAGACTGCAGGTATCACTGATCTTACTTACAAACCTCACACTGCAGGTCAACCTATGAAGGTTACTGTAGGTAGTTTTAAAGCTCAATGTGATACTGAGTATGGAGTAAGAATTGAATTCCGTAATTCAAAAATTAGTAGAATACAAGGTTACAATCAATTTAGTAAAGCTTTCATGGTAACAACTCCTTGTTGTGATGATTGTGCTGAAGGTTGTGGTTCTTTAGATGCTAACATTCTAACTCAAGAATTTATTGCTACCATTAATGCTGATGAGTCTAAATTAGTTTTAGCTCAACCTGTTGCAAGACAATCTTTGACTATTGCTACTCATGGTACGTCTGCTAACTATGCTACTGGTGCAGTTATGACTGATGCTGATGTTGCTAGGTTAATTGTGTTTAATAGCACTGCTTTAGCTGCTGATCAAGTATTTGCTGATTTCCAATTAGTAAGTCAACCTTTGGCAATTGGAAACTACTGCTCTATCAACTTACACTACTACAAATTATTGGAAACAGTTCTTATTGTTTCTTTGATTGAAGGTTTTGGATGTTCAGGAGCAACTACTATCAACCAATACCCAGTGTATGAAGAAGGTAGTGGAGTAAATGTTCAACAAAAAGAATACCATGCATCAGGATGGGCAGGTTCAGGACCTTATAAATTGTCTCAAGTAACTGGTATGGGGTATGAAAATATCAACTACCTTTCTGTAAAAGGAACTACTTATGATCAATTTATTCTTCAGTACAACCAAACCTCTGAAGCAGGATGGCAAGAGTACAGTAACAACTTAAGTACTGTGATTGCAGTTCCAGAAGCTGATACTGTAACAAGACAAGCTGTTGCAACAATCTTAAACTCTTTCTTAGCCTCTAGAGGATTTGAAACTTTAGTTGATGATGCTGCTGCTGCTAGCACTAACCCTGCTGTAGTAGAACCAGCTATTACTTCTGCTGACCTTGATGGTATAGCATAAGGTAACTTAAGATAAAGCTATTTAATAAAACATCTCTATTTTTATAGAGATGTTTTTTTATTTTGTATATTTGACATTTAAAACACTTTCCCATGGCTTTGAATTACACATACTTAAAATACAAAGACACTTACACACTTAGAAATGATGGAACAGTAGATCTTACTTACCACATAAGTACTGTAACTTGTGAAGCAACTACTGAGATAAAAACAGGTTTAATTATACCTAATCAAACAGTAACTTTAACTTTTGCAACAGATAATGTTTACTCTGTTTACTTAAGTTCTTCTGCAGAAAGTAGCACCCCTTTTATTATTAAGTACTATAATAATTTGTTGACTTCTTTTATTTCTATGGTAGAACAAATTACATGTGGTTGTAGTCCTTGTGAAGAGTGTGAAGAGTGTAACCAATGTGAAGATTATCTTGGTACATTTATGAAAGCTCAAGCTTTTAGTACAGTCAACTACCCTATATATCAAGGATATATAAACCAAATTACTCAAGACAATATTTGTCTTTATAGTGAAGAAATACTTTGTAGTTTACTACATGAAAAAGTGTATGGGAATGTTGAGACTAAAGAAACTATGTTAACTATTATTAGTTCTTACTATTTAAGTTTCTATTATCAAGATAAATTTTTAGTAGCAAGTCAAGAAGAAAAAAATTATATTACAAGTAAGTATAAGTTTGATAAGATAGGTTCATGTATAAGAAGAATAGGTATTATACCTACAGACCCTTTGTATATGACTACTACAACCACAACTACTACTTTACCTCCTACTACTACAACAAGCACAAGTACAACAAGTACAAGTACAACCACTAGCACTACTAGTAGCACTACTACAATAGATCCTTGTTTAATAATAGGTACAGCAACTTTATCAACTGGCACTACTAGTACAACTACTAGTACTAGTACAACTACTGCCCCTACAACTACCACTACAAGTACTACTACTAATCCTCCAATATTATCATATAATTATCAAGCATCTACATATAACTGTGATACATGTGTTTCAGTTGGCAGTATGGCATTTGCAAATTCTGAATTATTAACAATAAATAAATTTTACAATTATTCAGGATCTCTACCTAATATTAAAATAAAAATAACTACATATAATGGTTCTTCTACTAATGGTCCTAATACTTTTTTACTAGATGTTAACAAAGTAGACACATGTGCTGAATTACCAGAATGTTATCCTACAACTACTACAACAACTACAACAACTACAACAACTACAACACCAGATATTGCACCAGGGGTAGCTTTATATTGGCACGCTGTTGTTGGTACATATACATCTATAAACTTTAAAATAAATCGTAGAAGAGATGGTGTTATAACATATGATGTTGCTGCAGCACAACAAAATTCTGGAGTATCAACTACTGAATATTATAATGGATTAAATTCAATTAGTAATATATACCCAGATAATTTACAGGTAGGTGATGAAATTCAAATAACAGCTAACTCAAGTCCACAAATTCCTGGTGGTGGAGGTACTGTTCAGCTTACAATAGATTTACAAAGAACTTTAAGAGCTGTCTCAAGTTATACTACTGTAGAAACACAAACTGTTACAGGTAGTTTTGTTAGTACACAAATTCCTGTAACAATAGGAACTTGGTATGCTATTGATCCATCAATGTATCTATATGAAGTAAACGCAGTTACACAACTTGTATAATATAAAAAATCAATTATAATAAATTAACATATATAAAAATATGACAGTATTAATAACATTATCAACAGCAGGTACAAGTACAACAGTTTTTAATTTATTCTCTAATATAAATTATGGAACTCCTCTTGCAACAGGAATTACAAAAGCACAATTATTAGCAGGATATTTTTTACTTGCAGTTCCTGATAATGCAACTATTATAAGAATAGTAGCTACAGGAGTTTGTGATAATCAAGTAGATTTAGCAATAAGTGGATTAACTACAACAAGTACTACCTCTACTTCAACTACTACTACTACAACAGCAGTTCCTCTTGCATTAAAACTAATATTTGATGATATAGCTAATGCAGATATATTAGTAGGAGATGCATCAAGTGTAACAGATTGGAACACATTCTTTGATTTACCTACTTATGGTAACCCATTTACATCAGTTATAGTTATTGGAAACGAAGTACAATTATTTGGTGGTAGTGAAATTATCTTAAAAAATTATTTATTTGGTGATAATATAAATTTATTAAAAATAATAGATAATGCTGGATGTATAATAAATATTGAAAATGATGTATTTATAAGTAATTATGAACTTAATGAAATTTATTTTCCTGAAGTAATAACAGGAGGTGATTATAGTTTTGATGGTTGTTATCAAATATTAGAATTTATTTTTCCAAAGTTAATTGAAATAGGTGAAATGTTTATTGGAAATGAATTTCAAAATACTGCGATAACTTCTAATATATCGATGCCAAGTTTAATGGCTATGGGACAATATAATTTTTGGGAAATAAAAAATTTAATTAACTTATATATACCATTATGTACAAATTTAGGTGGTAGTGTAGGATATAATCAATTATTTGAAAACATAGAAAGCCAAAATATTACATTAACTATACCATCCGCATTAATGACTTGTAATAGTGGAGCTCCAGATGGAGATATACAATATTTACAAGCAAACAACACTGTAACAATAATAACCACAACTAGTACAACAACTACTGTAGCTCCTACTACCACTACTACTACTACTCCACTTGTAGATTGTGTACAAGAAGGCTTATTATATAATTGGGAAGCTGCTACATATAATGGTATAGGAGGAGCAACTATTGCTCCTGTTGGTTGGCATTTACCAACAAATACAGAAATTAATACTT